CTGGTAGTTACAGAACGAATAGCACCAATAGTCTCTACATTTAGCGCGTTAGTTTCGGCACTAAATGTAATTCCAGCCCCAATGCCCGCTTCAGCAGATGCATTTTCTACTTGAATATTTAGAGCGTCAGTAACTGCATTAATAGTCGCGCCTGTTGTTTTAAGATTAACACCTGTGTCAGCAACATGAGTCATGGTGACTTCGCTGTCTGCGCCCATCTTAATTATAGCAGAATCACTCGCAAGGCTGATGTCATTTGAGAGTTCAACAGTTGGCGTAGTAAGTTCAATCTCTGTGTCAGCCGCAAGATCAAGTTGTCCGTCTTCAGAAGAGCCAATGCTAAGGGCGGCGTCACGGAATTGAACTTCTACTGCATCAGTGCCGCTACTTCCGGCTGTAAATAAAATGCCGGTGTCAGCAACGTGGGTAATCTGCACGTCATCGTCCGCGCCCATGTTTAGTATGGCGGCATCACTACTCATCTTAACATCGTTTGAGATGTCAACAACGTCTACGTTTAGGTCGATAACACCATCCGCATCAGATACCGTAATCTCAACTTCGCCATCTGCGTCGATATCTAACTGACCATCGGCGGAAGAAGTAATCCCTATGTCCGTATCTCTGAAGTTTATAGAAACAGAGGCCGCGTCTCCGACTAGGATGTTTTCACCGAGTTCATCGATGTACGCCTTTCCGTCAATATGGATATCTTTAAATTCATTTCCGGCGGAGCCGATACTAACGGTGTCGTCATTTGTAGGAGAAATTAAAGACGCTGTAATACTAACATCTTGTGACGGCCCCAAGTCCGTAATTGCCCCACCCTCACCGGGGGTACCGTCGTGAGTGTGCCCCGCCGCCGCATTAAAGGCGGTTTGAATGGCGTTAAACTCGCCATCAAGGTCCGTCGCACGGATAACGTTACCTTCAGCAATGTTATTATTCTGGTCGTTGCGTGTGTAGCCTGTGGATGACATATTATCTTCTACCGCTCATTAGATATTGTAAGGATGCCGATTCTAATGCAAAAGTCGGCGCAGTTGAGTCTGACGTGAACTGCAAAGATATTACTTCTCCGGAGCCCAACGTATCTAGTTTAAAAAATCGTTTTAATTCACCGCCAAAGGTAAACACTTCGCCCGTACCTTCGGTAAATATTAAAGCGGTATCTTCCGCCACTGTCACGTTCTGTGAAAGAGTAATACTAGTTTGAGACGCAACAGCAGTTACTGTAACTCGTCCGGATATTCCCGATCCACTAACAGTCATTCCGACTGCGATAGTGCCTGTGACATTATCTAGGGTAACTGTGCTACTGTTGTTAACAGCCGCTAAAACATCCCCAGTTGCATCTTCAGCGGCGTACCGTGCTTCGCCATACAAAGCTAAGTTTTCACCCGCTGTGTTTGTTATCTGTAACGTGGGAGGCTGGGGAATATTATCTTGTTCGTAATCGTAGCGAACCGCCAGATCTACCGCAATAGTTCCTTGGGGGTTTGTGTATAAATCAACTTTATGTAATTGCTTACGGACTGACGGGTCATTAATAGGAAAGAAAGGTGTTTTGAAAGTGGCTGAAATTTCAGTACCGTCAAAATCATTACCAGACTCCATGTTGTAAACGTAACCATCAGCGTTAGCAAATAGAATACGTTCAACATTTTCTACGTAATCGCTATAAGCTACGCGGGCGTTAATGCCGTTCATTTTAGCAAACTCAATGCCAACGCCGCCTTGCGCGGCTCTCTGTACTGCAATGATACCTTGAGAAGAATCGTCCGTGAATGCTGTATTATACCCAAAGATTCTATACTGTGATTTGGCTCTTACAACAACACTAGAAAAACTAACGTTACGTGCAAGAAAATCCAATACGTCCCGCTGAATGTTACGGGAAACAACAGCAAGTCCAAAGTCATTGTTACGTTCTGTTGCACTTAACAGGCGTAGCCCGTCAGGGGCCAAGAACATGACATCACCGCCAACTTCTTGAATAGTATCAGCTTCGGTACAGCCTAGGTCTCGCGTAATAGGGTTTAACTGAAAATCTGCAATTGAAGAGCCGGTTAAACGGTAGATAGCCCGCTCTGTAAAAATAATTAACTGGTCACGGAATACCTTAAATCCAGTAATGTCCGACGCATCGTCCAGTTTTATGGCACCGCCACCAGACGCGGGGCTAAAATCAGCCTCATCGTACGGCGCAGAAAACACTACGGTACTTCCATTTCCTAAAAACACGTGGTTTTGAAAGTTAATAATGTGCGAAGCGCCTTGGGCTTCAGCAGGCATTCCCGTAGTATTTGAGTTAGTATTACTCAACTCTTCAAAAACGCTGGACTTGTACCGGTAAGGGTAACCTAGACCGTCTACTATAAGAAGTGTGTTAGCTCCACTGTAATTTAACTTTTCAAATCTAACGATTCCGGTGCCAGATAAATCTAAAGTTTCTGACGCGGTAGTCAACTCAGTCCACGCTCCAGCACCACCAGACTGATAAACTTTGTTGTTTCTTACAGCAATCGCCGCGTTGTTAAAATAAAATACGCCACGTATGCCCGCAGTACCCGGCACTTCTGTAGAATCAAATTTGTCAAAACCTTCGATCCGCCGGTAGCCCCCGTCAATAGCGGGCTCAAAGTTAGTCAGCACCGTAGCACTTCCCGGAGCTTCAATCCCATGCTGTAGCTGGCTAATATTAGATATTAAGCCGCCTTGAAATTGAATGGGAAATGTTTGTAAACGATCCGGCATTATGAGCCCCTAAAGTAAGCGTACTCATTTGTTAAGATAGTACGCATCTGTTTAATACCGTTTTCAAATTTATTCTGTGACATGCCCGCCATTTCAATATTGTCTCGAAACATGTAGGCGTAATACATAGCGCCATCAATAATCACATGACGAAATCTTTCTGGTATTGTTGGCACGTCTGTTGCATCAATAAGATCTACAGGGTCCATGTACTGTTCGTACTGTATTTCGTACGCTTTATCTGGCATGGGAACAATTATGTACTGAAAATCTGGGGTCCGCACAACCTGACGTGGAACGCCACCTTTTGTCGTGTCTGTCTCGTACTCCTGATCAATGTAAGTACTCAAGTATTCTGAGTAGCTTAGTTGTGTTAAGACTCTGCCAGAACCGACATCTAAGGCCGTATCGCGCTTAACTCTAAAAGAACTAAAGTCAACATACTTAATATTATCTGCTAAAGAATACCTAGACACCCCGGCAGAAAGGATGTCTTCTTCTAAGTTGTGATTAAAAGGCCAGTAAAAATGAGCTTGGTTAATGTGCCGAACTGCTGAATTAACCGCCTCTTTAATGTTTTGGCCTACTCCAATAACAGTAGGAAAAGTAGATGAAGTCATGGCAACTTCATTTAAACGAGACGCTACGTCGTTACACAGCGCAAGATAATTATACGCCACTACGATCTCTCCCTAACTCGTAAGTTTATCTCACGATTTGTTGTAATATTAGTACCGGAAATTTTTATTTCGCAGAGCAATCTGTAAGAAGTGTTGGCAATTCCTTTGGAAAGCACTATGACAGCTTTGTCAGTTGCCCATGTTTGACTTTCCATTGTAAGTCCATTGAGCGTACTTTGAGCTTTATCAATTACAGCGTCGCCTTCAAAGGTCTGGTCAGGACCAAAAAGATCGTACGTTCCGTCTTTCTTTTGAATCTTCCATAGCGAATTACCAAAATCAATAGACTGGTCTTCAGTTAAGTACCTCGACCAATCAACCGTGTAGTCCAGTTGCTCGTCGGGATCTTTATCAGGAAATTTAAAAGCCATCTTATGCCGCTACCTTTACAATTCTTTGGAGTCCTTGCGGAACGGTTACCGTACGTGAAGGGGGGCTTTCTACGTACACTATTCTATTTTGTTCTTGCGGTACTGGTATGCTACGGGTTGTTGTTTCTCTCGCGACAAACACAACACGTTGAAGTTCTGTGGGTATATGAATAACACGTCGGTAATCTAAAAGATTGGTGTCGAAGAATATGTTTCTTAAACCACGCGCTGACGCGAGGGCTGAAGAACTTATAGAGCCTGTTATTACAGAAATTAAGCGAACGAAGCCAGTTGCCTCTGCTTCACTGCTTGCCGACGCCGTTCTATTAGCTACTTCTCGAGGTATAACATCTGCAACAGCACTAGTACCTATTATACCGTTTGTAGCAGGGTTTGCAACGTCTCTTGCAATACCATCAGTGCTTGAGTCAGTTGAGTGGTCCGCAGAACCAACGTGAATTTGCGTCGGAACTCCTGTCGTTGAAGCATCACTCTGTACACTGGCGCTTACATTGCTAACATCACGCGCAACCCCGGCTGTTGTTGCCTCCGCGGAAATACTACCGTCAACGTTTGCAACAGTACGAGTACTAGCAGTTACTTCAGTTGTTTCGGCTGTGCTACTCGCTGTGGAGTTTTGAACTATGACAACTGTAGCGTCACTCGTGGCTGACCCTGCGGCTGTCGCTGACGTGACATGTATCTGTGTCGACGTGCCATCAGTCCTTGCTGTGCCGTCCAAGACACCCCAGCCAATAAATCCCTCTACAAACACAACAATGTAATCATGTATGGCTGGAGAGTTCGGGTCAAAGTTTGAGTAGTTAAGATAGTATATATCGTCGCTTGTAATAGTAACTAGCATATTTGGGCTAGAACTACTGCTAGCATCCGAAGCTACCGAGCCCGTAACAGTATTTATATCTCGGGCTGTTGACTCTGATTGGGCCGCTGACGTCAAGCTTGCAGAAGTAACAGCTATCCGTTTTACACTTCCGTTGACTGTCGCTGTTCCGGTGATGCCCCCTTCCAAGTTCGCAACGCCAGACGCTGTAGACCCATTCGAGGAAAGACCCGACGAGGTTGCATCAACGTTTGCTACTGCTCGTGCTATTGAATTACTAGTCGCAGAGCCCGAAACGCTTGAGGAGGCATCTAGTCTTGCAACTGCTGTAGAGCTTGATTGAGCTACGCCCGACGATGACGAGGTAACTGTGTTAATATCACGGGCTGTAGACGTTGTGGTCGCTGTAGAAGTAACCGAAGAATCGACATCGTTGATATCACGGGCTTCAGCACGGAGTTCTACAAATGGTACAAGCTGGCTATTGTAGAGCCGTAAATCAGAAGCGTTTCCGCCAGACCACGATGTTGCTGATTGATACTGTGTAGCCCCGGCGTCATAAGTTGATGTGCCACCTGCAATAGCACTATATCCACCACCCCATCCGCCGACGTTTCCTCCGGTCCACCGTGAACCTTCAAGGGTACCGCCTGCGTCTTGGTCGATAACTAAACGACCATCAATCCAAAGACGTATTCTGCCGGGGTTTATGCGGATGTCAAAAACGACTTCGTGATTGTTGCCGTCAAATTCAGGAATAGAGCTTATCGGCACATTTTGAAGTGCTATGTCGCTAGGATCATTATCCTGTACACTTGCAATACCTTCTCCCGCACGAAAACGCAAGAAATACACGTTGTTTATTTTGGAAACACCTAGCCAAGACCCGATGCCTTCTCCGCCGTGTTCCCATAGACACTCCGTCTGAGAAAACGACGAAGGTAAATCGATACTTCCCGCAAACACCACGTTGTTATATCGCGGCCCGCTGAACACGTCAGAAATTTGGCCGGGGCTGTACGTGTCGTATAGTTCTAGTCCGTCTTCAAGATTTAAAACAGCAGATGCTACATTAATCTGCTTTACGCTACCTGTAGTTGTAGCACTTGCTGATGTTGAAGCCGCTGTTGTGTTAACATCAATAGCAGTTACTGATGTTACTGTTGCACTGGCTGAGATTGCCCCGCTAGTTAACGTAACATCTATGCCTGTAGCTGTAGAAGTCGCACTAGCGGACACCGATGCAGAGCCATCGCGGACCATTCCCCCCAAAGAAGCAAACGCTGTTTCTGCAAACGAGGAATGACCGAACGCCACTACTTACTCCACTAATTTATTAAACTCGGAAACTACTTTCTCTGGATCAACGCAAATATTGCGGGGGTCTTCAGGATCAAATTTACTGCTGTCCCAATCTTGGCCTTGATGAAAACTTAAGTTTGTATTTTCGGGGTAACCAAACTGGTTCCACCCGCTTGATCCCCACATTACAACACCCTTAGTGCCCGCGCTTGTGGACATGTGCTGAAGCATCGAATCAATCGACACAAAACCTAGAGCATTTTTAAGTAGCTCATGTAACACAATCCACGGCCCTTCAAACTTATTCGTATCAGGGTAAGAGGGTTCATTCGGCAAAGTACAATCAATAATCGCAGTGTTAGGGTATTTCTCGCGTAACATCTGCACAACTTTATTGGCAAGAAAATGCGGGTAATTTCGTAAGGGCATGTGGTTCATGTACTGCGGGGATTGTTGCCAGTTAATCGGTGACTGACCCCCAGTGAATTGAACCATTATATAAGGCCCTGTTATTTCTTTCTTTTTTAAAAAGTCTTTAGCAATATCAGATGTATAGTCTGAGTATATCTTTGGCCGCATATCGACGTCGTATTCAATGTTAAGTAACTCGCAGTACGACTCTATTAAGTGCTGTTTTCCAAATACAAAATTAGATTTGTAGGGCTCGGCGTAAATAATGTTATCAGACTTCATAATTTCAGGATGTGTAAGCGGAATAGATCCACCTTCATACCCCATTTTAACGTTCTGATTATTGGCAATTACGTCCATATAAGGAGTAAAAACTTGAATCGGTTCGCCGTCTTTTTCGGCAAGTTTGTCAATTACGGCGGTAAACGCAATATTTTTTCCGATGCCGCCTTCGACCATGTACGTATTGAGCATATATTATTCCTATGAGAGTGGTTAATAATCTATGTTATCACCGATTAATAACGGGAACAACATCCGATACCATTCTCCCCTCAACTTCGTACTTATTGTATTCTTCTTGTAGTACTTTAACCCATTGCAAGGGTTTTTCGCTGTTTTCGTCCTCACCCTTAACTGTCGCAACGGTGCCTGCAACTCTAGAGTCATAAATGTAGGTGGGCGATTCTTCTTCATCGTAGTGAACTAGATCAATTAGTCCATCTGACCACGCTTTTTTATAGTTTAGGTACATCAGGGTGTCTTCGCCAATTTTAAATTGGTTATCATACCTAAACATTTCTGCGGCTTTCTTAGATAAAAAAGTAATCCGCAAATGTGTCTCTTCTGGCATTATGTACTTTTGACATTGGACAGCCCATTTATGCATGGCACTATCTTCTGGCAACGAGAGAATGTTAAGCCACCAGTCCTTATCTCTTTTAAAAGGATAAAACGCACATCCCACAATACTGTCTGGGTCAGTTTCTGGGCCATCGTTTTCTATAGGAAGAACCCAGTTAACTATATCTCGCTTAATGCCTTTTTGATTTATTAAAGCAACTACATCCGGGACTTTTTTACCCGTCACAAGAGTAGTGTAGACTTTATACCCCCACTCCGTAATGTAGTCATCTCCATCAATGAAAACTCCATAGTCGTTACTCGACTCACCAAATATGTCTAAAACTGAGTTTTTTCCAGTGGCGCAAGTTCCGTCACTTTCTGTTATAGCGTATTCGATACCTTCTCGTTGACAAAACTCAGATGCACTACTAATAAACTCTGGGCTCAGTGTATTGATGACTACATATAAATCTTTCTTTGGAATTGTTTTTAAGTGCCGCTTAAGAGCTATTAGTCCTTTTGAGCAAAGCACATAAAATTTAATACTATTCATCCGTTGGCTTTGGGTTTGTATCTTTTACTGCCTGTATTTTAGAGGCCATTTCTTCTGAAAACGCCCCTTGTTTAAATAAATCATCAAGCTGATCACCGATATCTGGGTACTGCAAAGCTCTCGCATTGCGGTAGTGAGCTATTTCCATCCTCGTGATTTTTCCCCAAAAAACCTCTTGCTCTTCTGGCGGCATAACTAAATCAATATTTTCAAGATCGACTGAATCGGGACTGCCTGTATCAATTTCAGTAACAGTTACTGTTCCGTCAAGTCCGATTTCTGCTTTTCTCATTTTAGCTCACCGTTTTAATCGCATATTTTGAACATCTCCAAGTCGGATAAAAAAGGACGCTACTAGTACTTTGGTATGCAATAACGTATCCTGCATTAATACAGAACTGCCAGCAGGAGTACCCATCATAAATAGTAGAGTCCGATCTACCAGTAATGATGACTGCGTCGCATCGCCCTGTTCCTGCATACTGATGACAGCCACCGTGATAACTCGCTTCCATTAATATTCTATTGCAAACTGGGGTCGATCCTTTGCAGACTTTCCAAAAGTGGTACTTCATAACTGACTCGCAACCAATATAAACGTCTGGCATTAAATCACAAGTGTTGGAGCATACTCTAAGCCCGGTGGTATTGTTTGTCGTCGTTGTTCTGTAATCAAATCTGACATAGCCTTGACAATGACGTAAACGTACACTGTCTATCTTTGGCTCTGCCGGAAATTGGCAAGTATAGAATTTGCAATCCGCTTGGATAACAATCTCTAGCTCTTTCCAAGTATCACACAGATTAAGCAAGGCACTGTTCAGATTGTCTAAATTACCTGTGACAATGCATACGTTATCTCCGCTACCGCCGCCGCCCGATATAGTAGTAAAAGATAGAGTACCACTTCCGTTTGTGCAAATGAACTGACCCGCAGAGCCATCAGCAGTTGGAAGCCTATAATCATTCATGCAGAGGCTTGTACCGGAACACAGGGTTAATCCGCCAGTGCCACCAGCAGAGGTGG